ATGTAAGATAGCAACACTCCCAAGAAAAGACGCTAACGAAATGTTGGTCCAGGGGGAAACTGCAAAACTTATAGATTGTATGTGGGGTGCAAAGACTTATCGACCAGACGGTATTGTATCTGGCACAGAAGTTTTTGATTTAATATCTAAAGAAGATAAAACAGAAACTATTCCTTATCCTTTTGAATGCTTAAACAAAAAAACTTTAGGCATGAGAAGAGGTGAGTTAGTTACAATAACTAGTGGTACTGGACAAGGTAAGTCACAGCTTTGCAGACAAATAGCACATCATCTTTTAAAACATGGTGAAAGCGTAGGCTACATTGCATTAGAAGAAAGTGTTAAGCGTTCTGCACTAGGTATAATGGGAATTGATTTACAAAGACCATTACACTTATCTAAAGACAACGTTAATAAAGAAGAGTTTAAAAAAAGTTTTGACTCTACAGTTGGTAGTGGTTTGTTTTATATGTTTGACCACTTTGGTTCAACACAATCAGACAATCTATTATCTAAAATTCAATACCTTGCAAAAGGTTTAAATGTAAAATGGATTATACTTGACCACTTATCAATTGTTATTAGTGGACTAGAAAATTTTGATGAACGAAAATTAATTGATGTCACAATGACTAAGCTAAGAAGTTTAGTTGAGTCTACTGGCATAGGTTTATTTGTTGTTAATCATTTAAGAAGACCAGAGGGTAACAAAGGTTACGAAGACGGATTACAAACATCATTAAATAGTTTACGTGGCTCGGCTGCAATCAGTCAATTAAGTGACGGAGTTATTTCGTTGGAAAAAAATCAACAAGATGATGAGAACAAAAATTACACAACGATACGTGTATTAAAAAACAGACACACTGGTGACACTGGCAAATGTGGAACATTATATTTTGACAATGACACAGCGTGTTTAACAGAAATAACGGAGGGACATGACAAAGATTTCTAGTGTTAGGACTAAAACAAGTTGGAACGTTACTAAAGAAGTAAGTGACGCTATCGAACTTTGTAAAAGACATCCTAACAAAATGGCAATCATTCAAGTTCCTAATTTAACAGTAAGACTTGCTGCTGAAATGATGTTGAACGAAGTATCAATGTTTGAAGAAGCTGCGTGTCGAGTAACTGTAGAAATGGCAACAGTACATTAATGAAACTACCAACAATACATAAAAAAATATTAGACGCACCATTCGTACACGTATACTGGAAAGATATAAACTCGAATAGCGCCTGGTTAAATTTAAAAGAAGCAAAAAATAGTAAAGTAACAATTTGTATTACATCTGGTTGGCTAATTAAAGCTGACAAGGATGTACATATAATAGCAGGTGACGTTAACTTTGAAGATAACGGAACGTTAGGTGACGTAGGTAACATAACAACAATGCCTACTGTCAATGTATTAAAAATAAGGAAAATAAAAACATGAGCAAATACTGTTTTGACATAGAAACAGATAACTTATTAGAAGAGTGTACGAAGGTTCACTGCATAGTCTTAAAAAATATAGACACGGAACAAGTCTTAACTTTATCTACGGATGAAGCCATAGACAAGCTTAAGAATGCAGAACTTATTATCGGACATAATATTATTAAGTTTGATATTCCTGTGTTAGAAAAATTATATAACTTCAAAACTAAAGCAAAAGTTTTTGATACGTTAGTTGCTACACGGTTAATATGGTCTGACTTAATGGAGTCTGACATGAAGCGTGTACATACTAAAGACTTCCCAAGAAAATTAGTCAACAAGCATAGCCTTAAAGCATGGGGTGTTAGACTAGGGAATTACAAGCAAGAGTTTGAAACAGACTGGCAAGAGTTTACAAATGAAATGTTAGAGTATTGTGTACAAGACGTAGAGGTTACACATAATTTATACCAAATAATTTTGGGTAAAAAATATTCGGAAGAATCTTTAAAACTCGAACACGATGTAGCCACTCTTATATCTAAACAAGAAAGATATGGAGTCTTGTTTGATAAAGAAAAAGCAATCAAACTTTATGCTGACTTGTCTGGACAAAGAGACAAAATTAAAAAAGAAATGGAAGAAACTTTTAAACCTATAACGGTTAAAAGAGTTTCAGAAAAAACTGGTAAACCATTAAAAGATAAAGTTATTATATTTAATCCGTCTAGCAGACAGCACATAGCTGACAGATTAAAGACCAAGTATAATTGGAAACCAAAAGACTTTACTCCAGATGGTAAACCAAAAGTAGATGATACAGTTTTAAATAGTTTAGATTATCCAGAAGCAAAACTGTTAGCAAAATATTTTCTTTTAGAAAAAAGAATAGGAATGTTAGCAGAAGGTAATCAAGCGTACTTAAAACTAGAACGTAACGGAAGACTACACGGCACTGTTAATACTAACAACGCTGTAACTGGTAGGGCAACAGCAATGAAACCTAACTTACAGCAAGTACCTTCAGTCAGTGTACCTTACGGAAAAGAATTTCGAGAACTCTTTACTGTACCAAAAGATAAAGTGTTAATCGGAATAGATGTAAGTGGACTTGAGCTTAGATTGCTTGGTCATTACATTGCAAAATTTGATGGTGGTGCATACGCTGACATTGTAGTCAACGGTGATATACATACTACTAATCAACACAATGCAGGTTTAGAAACCAGAGACCAAAGTAAGAGATTTCTGTATAGTTGGCTTTATGGCGCAGGCGTTTCTCGAATAGCTGAAGTAACTGGTAAAACAAATAAAGAAGCAGCAAAAATTAAAAAGCGTTTCTTAGATAGATTACCTGCATTAAGTAAACTTATCAAACAAGTACAACTTTCTGCTGAACGTGGTTACTTGGTTGGTCTTGATAAAAGACAAATCAAAGTAAGAAATAGTTTCAGTGCATTAAACACTTTGTTGCAAGGCGCAGGCGCAGCCGTTTGTAAACAATGGTTAGTTGAGTTTGACAACGCTGTTAAAAATACTTTAGGCGTTCAACAATTATTATGGGTACATGATGAGATACAAGTTGAATGTGATAAAGACAAAGCAAAAGAAATAGGAGAGTTGGCTGTCGAATGTATTAAACGAACTGGTGAACACTTTCAATTACGAGTGCCATTAACAAGCGAATATAAAATAGGAAACAATTGGAGTGAAACACACTAATGAAGAATAGTAAATTTGACATAGACCTAAAGTATGGACAAGAACGAGAAAAGAAAGTTGTATCGTTATTGGACCAGGACAAAAACAAACTAGAAGTAAAGACAGAAAGAGACTGGTGGGCTAAGACAGGAAACATCGCAATCGAAGTTGAATGTTGGGGCAAACCTAGTGGCTTATCTAAAACTGAAGCAGACTATTGGGTACATATATTAGCAATAGGTAAAGAAGATTATTGCAAATTAATATTTGAAGTACCTAAATTAAAAAAGATAGCTGACAAATTTAAAGATAACTACAAAATGATTGGTGACCACCATGCAAGTAAGTGCATATTAATTCCTTTAAAAGAATTATTCCAATCAAAAAATTTAACTTAACCAATCCACAGGAGGATATAATCCATGAAGAGAAGACTTTTAATTGATGGGGACATCATAGCTTACAAAGCTTCAACTATGGCAGAGCATAGTATCAAGTGGGAAGACTCAACAGTATGGACATTACACGCTGATGAGAACCACGGAAAATATCTCGCACTATCCGAGATAGAAGATTTAAAAGAAAATCTTAAAGGTGATAGTATTACAATTGCACTAACAGATGGTGTTAACTTTAGAAAAGACATCTTACCTAGCTACAAGGATAATCGTAAAGAGAAACGTAAACCTTTAATATTAGGGGCAATTAGAAAATGGTTAATTGATGAGTATGACGCAATCATTTATCCAAACTTAGAAGCAGATGATGTTCTAGGTATTCTAGCTACACAACCACAAAAGAAAGAAGAACGTATTGTATGTTCACTTGATAAAGACCTTAGACAAATTCCAGGTAAACTTTCTCAAGACGGTAGAACAATACAAAAACTTTCTAAAAGAGATTGTGACCACTGGCACATGATACAAACATTAACTGGTGATTCAGTTGATGGATTTTCTGGTTGTCCAAAAATCGGAAAAGTTACAGCACAAAAAATACTTAAAGATAAAAATTTACCACTTAAAGAACAGTGGGAACTAGTTGTCAAAGCATATGCCAAAGAAGGCTTACTAGAACATGACGCTTTTCAACAAGCTCAAGTTGCTAGAATTTTAAGACACGGTGAATACAACAAAAAGACTGGTGAGGTAACTAGATGGCAGATTTAATTAAAGAACCACCTCACTACACGCAACATAAGATTGAACCAATTGATTTTATAATTGCTAACAATTTAGATTTTTGTACTGGCAACGTAATTAAATATTTATTGAGACACAAAAAGAAAAACGGTGTTCAAGATTTATTGAAAGCTAAACAGTACATAGATTTTATTATTAATAAACAACTCAAGAATAAGGAATAGGAAACAACATGGATTACAGTAAGGACTCATTATTGTCAGACGCAGGTTTGAGAATATTAAAGGATAGATATTTAACAGAGGAAGAGCAAAGTCCTCAAGAAGCATTTTATAGAGTATCTAAAATATTTTCAGACGATTCTGCTATGGCTGATAGAATATATTCTTACGCTTCTAATCTATGGTTTATGTTTTCTACTCCTATTCTGACTAATGGAGGAACTAAAAGAGGAATGCCTATTTCGTGCTTTCTTAATTATGTTCCAGACAGTCGAGTTGGATTAACAGAACACTACACAGAGAACGCTTGGTTAGCTACAGTGGGTGGAGGAATCGGTGGACATTGGGGACACATAAGGAGTGATGGAACATCAACTTCTGGTGGCTCAATATCTACTGGCTCAATTCCATTCATGCACATTGTTGACTCAGAAATGTTAGCGTTCTCTCAAGGTAAAACAAGAAGAGGAAGTTATGCAGCATATCAAGATATATCACATCCAGAAATTGAAGAGTTTATCGAAATGCGTAAACCTAGTGGTGGGGACGTTCATCGTAAATGTCTCAACCTTCATCATGGTATTAATGTTACTGATAAATTTATGTCTGTTATTGACAATTGCACTACTGACCCTAGTGCCGATGATACTTGGGAACTTATTGACCCACATACAAAACGAGTGGTTAGAAAAGTCTCTGCTAAAAAATTATGGCAAAAAATTCTTGAGACTAGAGTGGCGACTGGTGAACCTTACGTCTGTTTCATTGACACAGTCCAAAAGTCTTTGCCGGAGTCTCAGAAGAAAATTGGATTAAAAGTACATCACTCAAATTTATGCAGTGAAATTACATTACCAACAAACGAAGAACGAACAGCCGTGTGTTGTTTGTCTTCACTTAACTTAGAAAAATATGATGAATGGAAAGAAGACAATAATTTCATACCTGACGTGGTTAGGTTTCTCGATAATGTCTTGGAGTATTTTATTAATAACGCTAGTGATAGTTTACACCGTGCTAAGTATTCTGCTATGCGTGAACGTAGTATTGGATTGGGGACAATGGGTTTCCATTCGTATCTCCAAAGTAAAAACATACCTTTCGCAAGTGCTTTAGCTAAAGGACAAAACTTATCTATATTTAGAAACATAAAAAAACAAGCACTAGAAACTTCACGTAGACTCGCTGAAGAAAGAGGTGAAGCACCAGACATGGAAGGTACTGGTTTACGTAATGCACATTTATTGGCAATCGCACCAAACGCAAGTAGCAGTATTATTTGTGGTAGCACTAGTCCTTCCATCGAACCAGTAAGAGCAAATGTTTATAGTCAGAAAACTATGAGTGGTACTTTTTTAATGAAAAATAAATACTTAGAAAAACTACTTAAAGAAAAAGATATAGACAATGAAGATACATGGAAAAGTATTGTATCTAAAAGAGGTTCAGTAAGACATTTAAAAGAATTATCTGATTGGGAAAAAGATGTATTTGCTACAGCTATTGAAATAGACCAAAGATGGATTGTTGACTTGGCTGCTGACAGACAAGAATTTATTTGTCAGTCTCAAAGCTTAAACATTTTTGTGCCTGCGGATGTTAACATTAAAGATTTACATATGCTTCATCTTTCAGCATGGAAGAAAAAATTAAAGACTCTTTATTACTGTCGTTCAGAAGCAATTAAAAGAGCAGAGATAATTTCAACTAAGATAGAAAGGAAAGTTAGACCAGACGCAGAAGAGTGTCTAGCTTGTGAAGCTTAATGGCAAAGAAGAAAAATAATTTATTATCAAATGACGTAGCACATGAGACTAGGTCTAAATATAAAAAGACTAGCATTGGTGGAAGACCAAGCACAAGTATGATGAATAAAAAGAAAAGACAAGGAAGGAATAGAAAGCAATTGAAAAATAGAGGACAAGGAAAATGACAGACAACAGTATATTTGACAGTTTCAACAAACCAAAAAAGAAATGTTGTGGGTGTCATAAAAAGAAAGACAAACAAAGTGTACTCTGGACAGTTTACCATACGGTTTTAGCTGTAGAGTTAGCAATAATTATTTTAATAGAAGGGATAGAACTACTAGGATGAGTTTATTAAAAGCAAGGGAATATTACAAACCGTTTCAATATCCGTGGGCTTTCGAAGCTTACGACCAACAACAAAAAATGCACTGGTTACCGAGTGAAGTTTCACTAGCAGAAGATGTACGAGATTGGAATGAAAGATTAAGCACTAAGGAAAAGAATTTAATAACACAAATATTAAAGTTCTTTACGCAAGGTGATGTCGACATTGCTCAAGCGTACCTTGATAATTATATTCCTAAATTTAAACCACCAGAAATTAGAATGATGTTATCTTCTATTGCAACAAGCGAAGCTAATCACGCACATTCTTATTCATTATTAAATGATACAATTGGTTTACCAGACACAGAGTACAAAGCATTCCAAGAATATAAAGCTATGTCAGACAAACATGATTATCTTTTTAGAAGTAAAGGTGAAGGTGTTGAAGGTATGGCTAGAGAACTTGCAACGTTTTCAGCATTCGGAGAAGGATTGCAGCTCTTTGCTTCTTTCGTAATGTTATTAAATTTTCAAAGATTTGGTAAAATGAAAGGTATGTGTCAGATAGTTACCTGGTCCATAAGAGATGAAAGTCATCACGTTGATAACATGATAAAATTATTTCATGCTTTAATAGATGAGAACAAACATATTTGGAATGATGAATTTAAGAAAACTTTATACGATGTTGCAAGAGACATGGTATCATTAGAAGATAAATTTATCGACTTAGCCTTTGAACAAGGTGGAGTAGAAGGTATTGAGCCAAACCAAATTAAACAATACATACGACATATAGCTGACAGAAGACTATTACAATTAGGATTAAAACCTAATTTTGCTGTCAAAGATAACCCATTGCCTTGGCTTGATTGGGTTTTAAATGGCGTAGAACATACAAATTTCTTTGAAAATCGTGCTACTGAATACACAAAAGGAAGTATGACAGGAAATTTGTGGGGCTAATAGTACCCATATTAGAAGGAAAAAGATATGAACCCATTAGACGACATTCAATTACCTTACACAGTGGAAGAACTTGTTAAAACTTTAGACAAAGTATTTCCAGAAAAAAGTGCTGACTTAAAAGACAGTGAAAGAACTGTTTGGTTTAAGGCAGGACAACGAAGTGTAGTCAATTGGTTAATTGAATTAAAGAAACGTAACGAAGAAAATTTATTAGGATAGGAGATAACTATGTGTTTTTCATCAACAAAACAAGCACCTGTAGTTACAAGACCTGACCCTAATATTAAATATGTCGATGGGAATATTATGAATCCAAAAGACAGTCCACCAGAGATAGATAAAACTCCGGTGAAGAAACCAGAAAAGAAAAGTAGTGTATCACAATCATC